CTTCTTTAAGTATTTCACTAACGTTTAATCTGCTCAATGTGCTGCTTCACCGCCTTTTCAAGATTTTCCTCTACATACTCCTCACCATACCGTATATGCGGATAGGCTTTTACTCTGGTCGTGCCGTCGCGTGACAAATGCCCATACTCTAACAAGTGCGTCAACCTGTAGTGCGGTGATTTTACATACCAAGTCTTTCTGCGGTCATACAAGCCATCGTATGAAGTCACAACCCTTATGCTTTTCTTGTAATCGCCTGTGCGGTCGTGGTTAAAGGTCATGTGTGACTTTATCACTTTGCTTGCACCTGTTGCCACTTCGTCAACAGCTTCCTTTGCGGCTTCTGCCACTTCAAGACTGTAATCTTCGAGTGCGTCCGCTACTGCCTTGGCAAAATCGTTTATACTTGTCATGCCCGCTCCTTATTTAGCGTTATCAGCTTGTACGGCGGCGTTCCGTCGGCTATTACCTGAATCTGCTTAATGCTGTAGTCCCTGCCGTTGATGACGATGATATTGTCTTCCTCGACTTGCACACCTGCCGGAATCCTTATAAGGTCGGATATTTTTACCTGTGCAGCTGCGGCGGCATAATACCGCGTTGAGCCGATGGTATTAATTCCGAAACGATGCCCGGAAGAAATAAGTTCCGACTTTTTGCCGTATTTATCGCAGGCGTAGATATCAAATATGCCGTCGTTAAAGGTTACTGTTTCGGGGGTGTATTTACTCATTGCTCATATCCTCCGTGATGTTTTTAAGCCGTAAGCCTATAAGCTCCGAGCGGAATATCTCTTCAAACTTCTCCGGCACGCCAGCCCAGGCGAGGCGGCAGTATTCCATCAGCAAGCTTTTCGCAAGGGTATCTTTATCAAAGTCGGAACGGAAAGCGCCGACTAAATCAATAATCTTTAATTTGCCGCGTGCAATTATCCCGGATATCTTCTTATCGGTGTCTATATCATCCCAGGTGATATCAAGGTAATTTTTCACTTCGTCTAAAAGCTTTCTGTCTGTCATACTTTACCGCCTTGTATTATAGATTTACTTATGCCCCGGTGTTAGTGCCACTGTTGACAAGCTCAACCGCAAGCCTTAATACCTCCAGTTTGGAGATATCCAGAATAATAAAGCTGTTGTTATCCTTGGGCTTGCCGTTGCCGTAGCCCTTGATGGAGTATACATGGTTATCATCAAGGAACTGGCAGGAATCGTCATATGTAACAGCGCCGTTTGTAGCTGTTCCGACGGTCTGGATATATCCCTTGTCGATTCCAAGGATAGCCTTTCCGGCGGGGAGCTCCTCGCTCTGAACGACGACCGTCGGGGAGGGGAATACATCGTGCGAATATCCGCCGTCGGTGCGAAGTACGGTAGTAGCGGGACAAATCTTTGTCAGATAGTCCTCGGGGTTGCATATGAGCAAAACGTGCGGAATTCTTCTTGATCTTCCGCTTTCGGTCTTTGCCAGCTTTGCAACAAGCGCGGGATATGTCTCCTGATTGATGGCAGTAACCTTTATAGCCGTCTTGTCGGGATATACTCCGTCGACGACTGCACCCTTAAGGTCTTTCATCATGCCTATAGGCTCATTTTTACCCGTTCCGTTGATGATACCGGCTTCCATGCCGAGTGCGAACGATTCCGTAAGCATGGAAATAATCAACGATACAAGCCATTCGGCAGAGAAATCAAGATATCCTTTCGGCACCGGGATAAATGCAGTAAGCTTGTTCTGCGTGGCGTCGAGGGTCTTGACAGTAAGCGAAAGCTCGGTTTTGATTTTGTCGGTTATCGCTCCCCAGACCGCTTTCTGTGCGCCGTCCTCGGAGTATAAGGTCTTAACGTTGAATTCGGTTGTGCGCAGGTCTACATGATTAAGCAGAGGATGCTCAGAGCGCATATCGTCGATAATTGTATCGATGATAGTCTGCGGCAGTGCAAGCGGGACGCCGGAAAGCGCCTGCTTTACGTCAATCGACTTGTGAGCCGAAATGAAGCTGTCGGCGAACTCACGTTCCTGGGTGGTGATGGGTCTTATGCCGCGAGCGGTCAGGACGCTTTTGTCAAGCTGTTCGCTTATCTGCTCCAGCATTCCATCGTTGTGATACTCGCTGTATGCCCTGCCGTATTCCTCTAAGCAGGCGGTTATCTTCGCTTCGTCTCCGGCTGTCATAGCGGCGGCAAGGGCTGTGCTGGTGCTTTTCAGCTGCTCGCGCAGTGTGTCAAGATTTTTTGGCATTGTTTAACCTTCTTTCTTTGATTCAAAAGTTTTTAACATACAGGCAAGTATATCATCATCGGCAAGAGTAGCGGCGGGTGTGCCGTCATTAAGCGTTCTGGTGATTTGCCTGATGTTTTTGATGGTTTCGAGGTTGCCGGAAATATTGTTTTCGGCAGTGTTCTTTCCCTCTGGCTTGAGATTAGCGGCGACATTGTGTATACCGCTGATAACGGACAAACGCTCCTTTGCGCTTACTACAAGCGACTGGGTTGCCTTTTCTATCGCACTGTTGTCAGCTATTGTCTCGCCGTCTATCTCGTCGCAGAAACCGTATTTCAGACACTCTGCGGCGGTCAGGAAGGTTTCATCATCAAGCAGCTTTGTCAGCTCTTCCAGCGTAATTTTACCGCCGGAGCGCTGTAAGTATATCTCGCGGTTTCCTTCCATGATTCTGTCAAGGTCATCAGCTGTTTTGCGGAGCTCAGCGGCGTTGCCGTAAACGATTTCCGATACGTTGTGGATTCCCATAATGCTGTTTGGGTACATGATAATCTTATCGCAAGCCATAGCGATAACCGAGGCAATTGAGTTTGCAAAGCCGTCGATATAGCAAATCTTGTTTGCCGGATGACGGCTGAGGTTCGCATATATTCCGTAGCCCTGTTCAACACTTCCGCCCTCGGAATTGATATAAAGCCGGATCTCCTTAACGCCCTTGTACTCGTCAAGCTTTTCGGCGAAGTAGTCCTGGCTTGTTTTGCTCTTCACTGTTTCTCCGGTCCAGTAATTATAGCTATCTCCGCACACTTCGCCATACAAGCGGATTTCAAGCACATCAGGTGAGGAAAGTTCCTGCTTAAAATCAAATTTCAGTCTTTTAAGATTCATTGGCACTGTTTTCACCCCCTTCCGCTTCGTAGTTTTTAGTCCTTACATACTGCTGAGAAAATTTAGTGTTGCGCGGCGCTTCGCCCGCTTTTTCCAAACAATCATCAACGTTATAAAAACCGCAGGCAATGAGCTTGTCGATGTTCGCCGCCATTCCGAAGATATCAAGGTGCTTGATAGCGGTTGTATCTATGGAGACATAACAGCCTCTCAGATATTCTTCCTTGCTGTACCGCGCTCCGGTTATTGCCTCTTCAATCTGGCAGCATATTGGGTCTATGCTAAACGTCAAAAGATTGTCTACAAGATTATCAACATCGGCGATGTCTCCGCGCAGTATTGCCGGCGGGATTTTAAATGCCTGAGCCGCCGCGTCCATGCTTTCTTTTTTAATCGCGGCAATGCCAGATACCTCGTCTGTCTTTTTGGATTCGCCGCTTGTCATATGGTCTACTTTATATCCATCAAACAGCGGCAGGACAGAATTTTTACTGTTGAAATAGGTCTTGAAGTATTCATCCATGTACTTCTTGAGAGTTTTATCAAAGTCCTTGTCGCCGCGAGCCAAGGCAGAGATTTGCAGTATTACTTTTTCGCCGCCGAGTTTTATATATCTGTCGCAGGCCTCGGATATCAGCTCGTTGTAGCTGTTTTGCAGGCTCTTCACAAGCTTGGTAACACTGACGTTATTAAGCTTTAAATATATAACCTCGGAGGCACGATATTTTCTCCGTGTTAGCGCGTAGTTTTTGCGGACTATGTTTGTGAACTCCGTTTCCTTTACGGCGTATTCCGTCTTGGTAAAGGAATCTGCGACATAGATATTATTGCCGACTGAGAAAATCAGAGTTTCATTGTTCCAGCAAAGCTTCTGTATAAGCTCCTGAATAAACTGCGTGCTGTTCTGTGACGGATTCGGTCTGATGTTCCAGAGGTAATATTCATCGCCCTTGACTTTTTTGCCGTTCCAGTAGGTGCGGAATTCGCACTTTGCGACAAGTCCCGCGATAAGAGATATCGCGCAGTTAATAGCAAACTCGCCAAGCGCTATCCGGCACGCAGATTCAGACAAGCCCAGAGCTTCAAAGAGTTCCTGCTTTGTTGCACTGTCTTCAATTTTGGCTCTTTGCTTAAACGGATTTCTGATTTTCATATTTGCTCCTAATATGTCCATACGCCGAGGTCGGCGGGAATTTGACCTTCACGGTCGCAAGGCACAAGG